AGCGGATTGGTTAAGAATCTTGCAGGAGTTGAAATACAATCAAAATTCCGTGTTGGATGCAGAATCGATCATGAAGACACAGAAGAGATGGATTATTCGAGTCTTTCAAAAGCGTTGAGACATTTTCTCATCTTCTTTCAGGAAAATAAGGACATCCCTTTTCACTCTTCCTTAAAGTTTCAGGACGCAATGATCTGTGGTATAGGTTGGAGCGCGGTATTTAAAGAAAATGGTGTCATCCAATACAAACACGTGAATCCGTTTGAGGTGATTCCTGATTTTGATGATACGAGTCCTCAATTTGATAATTCAAAGTTTGTGTGTAAAGAGTGGTACCTTCCTCGTGACAAGATACTTTCCGTATATCCACGCGCAAAATCTGAAATAGATTGGGATAATTACGTAGGTTTTGATGAGTACACGCGTTCAGAAGCTCTTCAAAAGAATGCTCCCACCTTCTCCTACATTCCTGATCGACGCTCGGTCAATCCTCTTGTATGCGAAGTTCAACATAAGGTGGCTAAAAAAGCTTTTACAGGACTTACAAAAAACGGAAGATATTTTGAAACATTTGATTTCGATAAGGCGGAAGAAATAGCAGAGAGTAAAAGCCAGATTGATGAGATTGATTCTGAGCAGATTGTCAGGACTTTATTCATAGGGGATTGTTTATTGGAATCTGCTCCTCTTGATCCAAGTTTTCCCAATCAAAATGACTTTAGCTTTGTTCCTCTGGTGTGGCAAAAGACAAAGATGTTTAATATGCCTTACGGATTTATTCCTCCTCTTAAATCTATTCAATATGATCTTAATAAAAGAGCGACTGACGCCATCTATTTCATGAATTCCAACCAGTATATTTTTAAAGGAAAGATGCCAGAGGGCAAAACTTTAGAGAAAATGAAGAGAGAAGTCAGAAATAAAAACTCTTTTATTTTTTATCCAGAGGGATCAGAAGTAACGATTCATTCGTCTGCTCCATTGGGTCAGGATTTGATGAAGATGGCGCAGGATTATTATATTGGTATACTGAAACAAGTTTCTGGTGTTCATGATGAAATGCTGGGCATTCAGACCAATGCATCCAGTGGCATTGCTCAAAAAATTCGCCAGGTGAACAGTGTGAGGACGAATGTCTTTGCCTTTGATATTTTGGCTTATATGAAGAAGCGTGAAGCAAGAGTGGCTCTTAATTTGTTTCAGAATTCTTTTGTCGAGAATTTTTATGTGGATGTCTTGGAAAACGATGAAAAAAAGACGATGTATTTGAATCTCGCTGTTGAGGGTCTTAATGGACAGTTAAGAATTGAAAATGATGTAAGCTTTTTGCCCATCTCGCTTTACTTTGAGGAAATTACTGATATTCGCAGCACTCTTGATGAAAAGAGAGAAATGGCGATGATGATAGCTCAAAATCCTGCATTGCTGTCGATGCCTTCTCTTCTTGAGGACATGGGGAATATTCATGCTCGGAAATATATTGAAGAATATCAACAGAACCAGCAGCAGATGGCGATGATGCAGCAACAACAGTCACAGGTGGAGCCTATGATGACGGCTCAACCTGGACAATCTTGATAGGAGATTGTGATGGAAGAAGAAAAAAACGTTGGGATAGAAGAAAGTCAAGTACAACCTTCTCATCCTGACAGCCTGCCCCCTGAAGAAGCGTTTGATCCTTTTGACAGGATGATGTTGAAGAAAGAAGGAAAAGAGAAAGAATCTCATTTCCCTGCTGAACGATCTGAAAGCGTTAAGGCTCAAGAAGACAAGAGCAAAGAGACATCTTCAGATCACGCGGAAACAATTAAAAAGCTGGAAGCGCGCGCCCATGATAACCAAAAATTTGCACGCTCAGCTAACCAGAAAATTAAGGAAACACTGAAAGTTCTGGATCAATTCGTTGCAGAGGGAAGTCTTGAGGAGGATCAGGCAGGGCTTTTGCTCTCTATTCTCAAAAAGGATGGACTCACCTTCTCCGAAGACTCATTCAATGAAAAGATAGAAGAAAAAAGCAACAATCCTTTTAAAAAATACAAGGACATGCTTGATCCTGAATTGTTCAGCACCTATGTAGACGTTTCAGACGATCAGGAAGCTGCTAAAAAACTTTATGCCTTTGATCAATTGCTCAATGAAATTGATAGCACAGAAGCTGATGTTTTTCTTAAAGAACTTTCAGGGCTTCAATCACCTATGGCTGTCCTCAAGAAGATTATTTCCTATGGAGAGAAATATTTGGATGAAGGAATGGGGGAGGTTTATAAGCAAGGGGGATTCAGGAAATTCTTGGCTGTTCAAAAAGAAGAGACGCAGAAACTTCAGAAAGAACTTGACAAAATGAAGAAAAAAATGGTTGAATATGAGCCAAATGAATCTTCAGGAAAATTCTGGCTAAGTAGTGATTCCAAGGGTTCAGATGGTTCTTCTGATTCTCTGAAGGGTCTTGATCCCTTTGATAAGTGGCAAGCCCAAAAGCAAAAGAGAAAGAAGACCAGCCCCATGTTGGGAATGTAGCCTCGTTGAAATAGACCCCGCAGACCCAAAGACATCGTTTCTGATGAGTACGACAGTGCCTCTTTAGGAAAAGACCCGAAAGGCTTCTCTTGGACTAAACGGATACTCCTCTCCGAAAAGAAGAAATAAAAATAATCCTTTTTTAAGGATGGTTATTTTTGTTTAATTTTTAACGGAGAATGTAATGCAATATCCTATTATTGGTAATTTTAACGGCGTCGCAGGTCAGCTTTTTCCTGATCATATTTGCGATGACTTGTACATGCAGTGGATGGCGCGTACCACTTTTAGCGAGTGGGTGGGGGGCACAGACAAGCCTGTTTTGAAAAAAACGGTTAAATCCGGTGAAGGCCTTGCTTTTGAGGTTCCACGTCTTTATGCCATAGATTGGCAAAATCCTATTATTGACGGACAAATCAAGGATGGATTCGAGCAGCAGCAGCGGGTTGAGTCCATCATGGTCACCATGACGCAATATACATGGGCCATCAAGAATACTGATCTTGAATTGATGAATGTTGGGACACCGCTCCAGCCTAAAGTTCTTGCCGATGCCTTGCCTCAAATTCGAGATGCGTCGTCTAAACATTTTGATGATTCCCTGCTCAAGGCGGCGACCACTCAAACCTATAATCAAACGGGCGTTTATCAAAATGGCGTCATGCCTATTACGGAACGCGCGGTGGTCGGTGATAACGAGATGATCGTTTATACGTATGCAGGCGGTGCAACCCTTCCTGCCACGATTGAGGGGTTAGCGGGAGGTGCTTTTGACTATACCACCAAGGCGAGCGTTGCGAATATCAAGGCTTGTGTGGATAAAGCCCTTGTGACGTCTCCCGCAGCAGACGGGATCAAGCCTTATAATGTTTCCATGCTGCATGGTCAGTTGAATCCGAGCTATATTAAATTGATGTCCTCGGCGGCTGTGCGTCAGCTTGAACTAGACCCCAACTTTATTACTCCTTTCACAGCGCGAGGTCTTGCCCTTCAGGATCAGCCTTCTCCTGTTAATGGAGCGTTCTTTGTGGGTAAAATTGATGCTGCGTATATCTTCCGTTGCCCTGATCTGGATCGCTATAAAATCGTCATTAACGGACATACTTACTCATGGAATCTGATGTTTGGTGTGGGCGCATGGGCGGTGGGCTGGGGATTGTTCCCAAAAATTGTCACTGTTGAGGATATGCGCGAACTCAAGAGGGGTATTTATTCTCATGAAATACGCGGGCTTCAATCCCTGAGATATCCCTCCTTGAATAACGCTGCGATTCTTGCTGAACAAGGCATTATCCATTCATTTACACGAGATTCATAAGGAGAAAAAGATGTCCATACGTTATACAAGTTATACAAACGCTCAGGCGATTGCAACCACAGATATCCCAGGCAAAGATATTGCCTTGATGGCTGTACAAGTTGTGTGTCCTGCAATAGCAGCCGCTGCCAATGCCATTGTTTTTACATTGAAGGGGGCTGGGACGATCAAGGCGATTATGAATGCTTTTATCCTAAAAAATAATGGAAATATTCGTCTTGAAGACCCTACAGGCTTTAACAGAGGGTTAAATATTACACTGAGTGCTGATAGTCGAAGCGTTATTTTTACTCTTCCAGCAAACGCTCAGGTTATCGAAAACACAGACACAGCTTATCTTTTGCTTGCTGTTGGATATTAAATGTGAATGTCTCGGATATTTTAGATTTGATGGCGGATTTTAGTGCGGGTGGCAGCAATGTCACCCCTACTCAAAGAGTCTTGTTTCTAAGATATCTCAACCTTGCTCACCATCAGCTTTATAGTGAAACTGCTTTATTTAACGAGGCGGTTTTTTCTACGCAAACCTTTAACGATGTTTATAATGCCGTTACAGGGGTTGTTATCCCGTTCAATCCTTTTTTAGTTTCTAGTGTTTTTGATCTGCATACTCGGTGTGAATTGAGTAAAAAATCCCACTCAGAGGCGCTTAAATTGTATGGACGTCGCACGGGACGTCCCTTTTGTTTTTCAGCCTCTCTACAGGTTGATGTTCCAAGCTTTACTGTTTTTCTGCATCCTGCCCCTGTGAGAGCGCATGCTCTCATCACGTGGGTTCAGGAAGCCATTGTGTTAACAGCAGAAACGCCTTCTTACAACATTCCTTATCCGTCTTCTTTCCATCATATTCTTGTCGATGGTGCTTTGTGGTACGTCTTTCAGGAAGAAGGCGGATTTAAGGATAATCTGAAAGCAAAAGAATCTAAAGAGCGATGGGAAAGAGGGAAGCAGCAAGTGATATCCTTCCTCTTTAATTCTTTTGAAGATCAGGGGCGTGAGGCATCGAATGTTTGATGCTTCCCAATACGATGTTCTTGACATTCAGGTTCCGCCCAAGGGCATGAATCAAAATGTCTCTCCTGAGCGACTGGACATGTTCTACGCCTACATTCTTGAAAATATCATCCCCCAACCTTTAGGGGAAGGAAGAGTGAGGTATGGGACAGATAAACTGGCACAATTTGTGACGGAAGAAGAATACGCGATTCTTAAACAATTCCCCTATGTGGGCGTTGGGGGCGTTGAACAGGTATTGCTTTATGTGAGGCAGTTTACACTTGATGCTACGGCAGCTGCTTTTACATCGAGCGCAAATAACTCACGTCAGTTTTCGTTTACGACAAACAACGTAACGCAATACATCCGCGACACTCCCATTCAGGTGGAATATACATGGCACGGACAAAACACCGTTTACGATGTGATGGGAGAGGTCTCTGTAGCAGGACAAACTGTCACTGTCACTTTAGTTCAAAACGCTTTTCCACCTATGGATGTGATGGATGATCCTGTGATTACGGGAGTTTTCTATCCTGTGGGAAATATTTATCTTTACGACGTGCCTACAAAGACGATTGGACAAAACCCACTGAGAACAAATTTAGCGGTTGCATGCGTTCCAAGATGGGTTGCTTTTGCAGGCAAACTTTACATCTGCAACGGCGTTGATCGCGTGATGGTTTGGGATGGGAATGCTCTCACAGATGTATTTCAGTTTCTCAAGGAGAGCGCAACCAATCTGACAAGAATTGATCAGAATAATTTAAGGTTTCAAACAGGCGATTTGTTTAACATTCAAAATTACGCCGCAGGTAGTCTTATTCAAGTTGTGGTGAATGGGCTTCCTACCTCTCTTACCATCACGCAGCGTGTTTTAAATGTTAATATCCTCACTGTTACAGTGGCTGAGAATATTCCCGTTTTTGTCCAAAACCGTACAGAGCTTCTTTATCAAGCTTTTGTCCCTCGATTTAATTTTATGTTTGTGATGTACGATCGGATTTGGGCGTTGGGAGCAGGTGCGGCTTCTCTGAAATATCGCAGTCCTGATCAGGCGATGCGGGTTTATTTTATGTATAAGCCTGGAGCATCCATGCAATGGTTTAATGAACAACTCAAAATTGTTCCCAGCATCAACCTGGCTGAAAATCACGGCATTGCTGATAATCTGGAAGCCATTTCCTTTCTGAACGGCTTTATGCTCTTTATTGGGCGTGAAAAGACCCAGGCATGGTCAGGGTCAGAGCCTGTCGGGGGAGAAGTGGCTCAAAATAAGCCCGTTTTGCAGTTCCATTCGGAACTTCCCGTCGGAGCCGTTCATGGTGATCTGGTCTTGTCTGTGGCAAACGATGTTTTTATGGTGGCAAAAACAGGATTACAGTCTCTCAGCACGCTAAATGTCGCCAAGCAATTTTCTGTTAATAGCTACGACGCCGTTGATCCTCTCATTAAGCAATACGTCTCAACAATAACCCGATCGGAGATTGCTTATAGAGCCTGCGCTTCCTTCAAGTATGATGGCGGCTCTCTGGCTGGATTTAAGATAGGATTTAACAACATCCTCTGCTCTCTTTTCTCGACAAGTTTTTATGCCTGGACGCTCTTTACGGGAGATTTTAGAGAGGCGACTGCTTTTTGCGTGTTGGGCAACAGCTTTTACATCGCTGTTCAAAACATCTTGTACAAATATGGGGATGGCAACGATGGCTCGCTTCCTATTTATGGTGATGAAGGCGGAACGTGTCCTGTGTTTTTTTCATGGTCTCTGCCCGTGATTCAATTTAAAGGGAGAGCCTATGCAGGACTTTATTATGATCTCAACATGTCTTACCCCTCCAGCTTTGCGATTCGCAAGGGAAATAACATTTCCATGATCATTAGCGGAGATTTACCAAAATCTTATACTGTGAGTAATCTGGCGCGTTTTGATCTGCGGGGAGATTCCTTAGCGACTATTCCTCTCACTCAACTCCCTTCCAATGTCGTTACGCCAAATGATTTGGGGTTTAGATTGGATCAACCTTACCATATCTATCAAGACAAATTTAAATTTATCGCCCGCAATTTCTGGGTCACTTTGAGGGGATGGACGATGGACGGGGTTTTGTCTTTTAAGGGTATGCGGATTTACGGAACTTTAGAGAGGAAAAGATAAATGCCTTTACCTACCAATAATTCCCGTCCTGCCTTACCTTATGTGCCTGCGGTAAAGCTTCCTTTTTACAATCGCTATTCTTCCTTGGGGATGATGCCGCCGACAGCAGAAATGTTTGATGCAGATTTTGACGCCCTTATAGACATCTTGAATGCTCAGGCAGCGTATGTCAACGGCATTGTCGTCGGTGCGTTGCCTGGAGCGAGCGACCCTCTCAACGCCAATAGATTGATGATGACGGATGGGAATGGGAATATTTCCTGGACACTTGTAAACGCTTTGAACCTTGCTGTGAATACCATTCAAACACAGCATATTCAGGATTTGATGGTCACAACAGCCAAGATTGGCTTACAAGCCGTTGGAACGCTTCAACTTGCCGATGGAGCCGTGACAACCATCAAACTTGCTGATCTGTCTGTGAGCAATAGCAAAATTCAGCTTGTGCCTCTGACCAAAACGCAAGCGCTAGGGAATGCTTGTCTTGTAGTAGGGCAACTTGGAAGTACGAGTTATGGTGAACTCAGTTTTGCGAATCGTCCGTGGACGATTGCGACCGTCGGCGACGATGGAAGACTGAATGCTTATCCTCTTTACGGCATATGGAGCAAAACAACAACACCTTTTGATGGTTCCAAATTGGGGGATACGACTATTCCTCTTAGCAAGCTCAACGCGGGAACGCAAACAGCATCCGTTTTAGGTTCTGGTGCAGGGACAAATAATGTCTCAGCCATTCTTGCTCCAAATAACGCTTACTCTCTCCTGTCAGGCGGAAGAGGGAAGGATGTTGGCTTTCGAGAAATTTCAAATGTTCTGAATAACGCCCCAAGAAATCAAACTTTAGGGACACTGTTACAAGACAACACTGTTCCTTATTCAAAACTTCAGACTCTTCCAGGACAAGTGGCTCCCTTTGCCATGGGATATGTACAAGCCAATGGCAACTACCCCACCCGCATTGGACTCACCGCCAGCCGATCAGGCACAGGAACCTATCCCATTGTCTTTACCCAGTCCGCCATTAATACCACCTATATTGTTCAGCTGACCCCAGATTTGAATAATGTGGGGGGAGGTTTGACCATGAACGTTTCCAATAGAAATGTTAATGGATTTACAGTCACGGTCACATCGGGATCAGGCATCTTGTATGATTGTCCCTTTTCTGTGCTGGTCTACAGTTTTTAGGAGGCGGTGATGACAACCTCTTTTACAGAAATTGATGCACAGGAAGTCAAGAATTCTTTTCCTGAATTCTATTATGAGGGAGGTAAATTCTTTGAGATTATTCATAAAGGAAAGCCGTTTGGGATCATCGGGATGACAGATATAGGGGTCGGTTATTGCAATCTTGGTTTTTACATCCATCCTGAATTGCGAAACAGCATGAGTAAGGAGCTTATTTTGGATATTGCAGATTTTCCCTGTCAATTAGGGTTCAAGGTTTGTTTGTTTATGACCCTCAAGACTAGCATCCTGAAATTGTTACATAGAATGCAGAGATATGGTATAAAATATTGTGGAAAATCATTTGAATATTTTTGTTATTATAAAGAATACGAGGTTTAGTGTATGGCATTTCTTGCGCCCATAGCACCAGCATTGATCGGTGGAGCTTTAGCAGCGGGTGGTTCAATTTTGGCGTCAAGAAGTGCGCCAAAGCCTCCTGCACCGCCAAAAATCCCTGATGCGCCCAAGCCTGAAGACATGATGGACGTGATTGACAAGGTTGCGGGTGTGCAGGCGATCAATGTCAATGGGGCGGATGGGAAAAAGCGGCGTGTCATTGAAAGAATACCCCGCACGAAACAGGAACAAATTCTTTATGATGAAGCGGGCGATCTTATGAAAAATGCTTTGGGAAACATTCAGCAGCTGTATCAGCTTGATCCAAATGCCGTTATTGATTTTGCGCCCTTTATTCAAAGCGTGAACCATCTGAATCAGAAAAGGGGGAGAGATATTGCCCGACTCGCTCAAATTCCTGACTTTAACGAATTTGCCCAGAACTTCAAGAATATGCAAAAAACAGTGATTGATGATGAATTCAGAACCGCAAAGAACGCCAAGCAGGCAGAACTCACGCGTATGGGTTATGGTGTGGATAGCACCGCATGGGCGAACGCTGAGGCGGCTCTGGATCGTCAATATGCAGAGGCTGTTGCTAAAAATGACGTTACCTCCGAAATAAATGCGCGAGAACTTCAGAACAAAGATATTCAAAACCGCGTGTTGGCTTATAACCTTGGAGAGCAAGGGCGTACAGGAGAGCTTGATGCAGAGCAAATGATCCTTGCTGCTAACAGAGAACAAGCAGGTGAACGTGAAACGCATCGTGCTAAGCAAATTCAGGAACAGGCAGGCTTGTTTCAGACGGGGGCAGGAATTCGCAAGGAAGACATTAACACGGCTCTTCAGAATGTCGCGCCTCAGACAGCGCAAAACCTCTTTGCGTCTCAAATGCAGGGACACCGCACCAATATGGAAGGAAGCATTCTTAATTACCAGAATCAACTAGGAGCCTTTGATCGCAAGCCTTTAAACTTTGGAGAAATAGCAGGATATCATGCGGGCAAGATCGGGGGAGAAATGATTAATCCCAATTCCAGCATTGGAAAATACACGATGGGCTTTGCAGATTGGCTGACCAGAGGCAAAAATGACGGCTTTAGCAAAGGATTGGTGTACTGATGTCGACGAACATTTATCAGGATCGCCTCAAAAACAAAAAAAATCCCCGCAGCGAGGAGTTGCATAATCTCCTGAATTCAAGAACAACGGCGCTTGCCAAGAAAGGGGAGGTTGTCGCTTCCACTCCCGATGAGGAAGGCTATTTTGATGCTGCCAACAAGACGCTTATGGAAGGAGCGGGGGGTCGTCCTCTGAGGGGCTGGCAGCTTGCTTTGAAAGGTTTTTACGAAGGGGCATCTACAGGCAAGAACAAGAAGAAGATTGAAGAACTGAATAAAATTGCTCAAGGTCTTTCGTATATCGAAGAACAGGGTCGGAAAGCTTCTGACATGATTATGAAAAAACAGGACATGAAAGAGGCTGAAGAGGCGATTGTGCCTTCCCTCAAGACTTACCTGCAAAAAGCAGATTCCCTCTCTCCTCGTGATCGTATGGACTTTGTGGGTGGCGTTGTGAAGCAGTATAACACCATGACGGGTCAGGACTTCGCGATTGATGCGGTAGACGGCGTGAATCCTGCCAACATTACCCTCTCCAGCAAGAAAATGGGCGTGCAGAATATTGATCTGCTCAACTCTCCCCTGTTTAAAGGGTTGAAAGAGAATATCGAGCAGGAACGCCTCACACGGCAGGCTGATGATTATTCAAAACGGCAGTTGGATAACGAGACGATGGCCGCTGAGGCGCGAGCAAGGTCAGCGGATGCAAGTGTGCAGAGGGCGAATTTGGATGAGGCCTATAGACCGCAGGAATTAGGCATTAGGAAACAAGAGGCTAATAATGCATCCGAGCGCACAAAAGAAATTGGAGCAAAAAGGATTCAAAGAACAAGAGAATTCTATGAACCAAAACTTCAGTCCACGACAAACGTTATCAATACGGCAACCAAATTAAAGGAACTGGTCAAAGCAAGACCAGATATGTTGAACGATTTGGCGAATGTTCTTTATACTGCAAAACATGAAAGGTCTGATATTGGAGAGGCTCTTAATTTATATGCGCGTCAGCACGTTGGGGATGAACAGCTTAAAGAATATATTGCTACATTTGATAAGCTTTCCGCTGAATTGAGAATCGGTCAAGTCAAAGGACTGTCTAATCCGAACATGCTCATTGATAGCATTGTCGCTCAAACTGTCCCAGGGAAGGGAATACCACCAAAAGCGTACGATAAACTCATCACTGACATGATTGACAAGGCACAGTTTGAAAAATCTATCTATGTTGATACTCTCAATGCAACTAAAAACATTGTTGGACAAGAAGAAAAGCTAGGTGATTTTTATCAAGAGAAAATTGACCCCTACACGGAAAAAGTCAAGCAAGAGGCAGAGGAGTATTATGGCAATAAGGGTATCCTCACCTCTGAAAAACATCTTACAAGAGAGCAGATAAATTCTTTGACGGATGAACAAAAAAGAGAAAGGTTAGCATTTATTCAATCTTTGAAGGCTAATAAAAAATGAGCATTCAAAGTTTAGAAGATGAGATGTCTCTCCTAAAGTCAGATTTAGCAGGGGCTGATAAGAATATTTCATCTCTTGATGACGAAGAAAATCTACTTTCTCAAACTTTAGAGCAAAGAGGCGTTGACCCATATACTGAATTCTCAGGAGATCGGACATTGGGTAGGGCATTTGCTCGTTCTGGGAAATCATTAACGGCTGGAGCCGTAGGAGGAACCGCTGATTTAGTAACTGCTCCTTATAACATTTCTGCCTCTGTTTCGAATATTAAAAATCAGGCGATAGATTCACAAAAGCTTGATAGAGAAGCTTACGCTCGTGCAGAGTCAATGGGGGGAGAGATTCCCTATATGCCCTATGGAGGAGAAGTTCCTACGATTTCTTCCGCTGTTGAAACCATTGATAAAGGTATTGATAATGCTACTCAAGGCTATACGACAACACCTGAAGACCAGAAAGCCTTACAAGAAGGTCTAAAGATTACAGGGTCGATGGCGGGCGGGGTTGCCTATGCTAAATTAATTGAAAAATTTGGAGCAGAATCCGCCTCTCATATCTTGAAGGCTTTATCAAGCGCAAAGGGTCGGGATTTAATAGGCGGATTTACGGCTGGCGTTACTGCTGAGAAAATGAAAGAAAAAGGACACAATCCCTTATTGGCTGAAGCTGAAGGGATGGGGGCTGGACTTGCTGCAACCTTAGCTACGATATTTACTAAAGGTTCTGCTCCTAAATTTTTATCCACTCTTGGACATGATCCCAAGAATTACAACGTTGAACTTTATCATGCGGCTCAAGATATTGGGATGGGAGATACTGCCCCGATTGGATTGTTTAATGAGTCAAAAAGATATGCTGGGAACGAACAAATCGTTCAAAGAACACCTATTGCTGGCACAAAGCATAACAGGAATTTATCTCAAGCGAATGAAGAGTTTGTTGAAAAATTAAGGGACGAGACAACAAACGTTGGAGAACAAATATCCCGTTCATCCGATGCAGGCCAAAGAGCTTTAGACGTTGGAACCAGCATTAAACAAACGTTGAAAGAGGCAGAGTACGTTGTCAAAAAAGAAGCTGACTTTATGTACGAGCAGGCTAAACACGCCCTTCCTGCTGATAAGATGGCTTCCCTTACTCACGTTGAAGCTGAAATTAAAAAATTAAGAGAGATGACACGTACTCTTAAAGACTCAAGGCAGCAAACGTTTTTAACGTCTTGGCTTAATGACATTGAAAAGAAAATTTATAAAACAGAAGGGAAAGAAGCCACACTTTGGGTTAGTCCGACAGAATCCAAAGCAATTAAACCTAAAAAGGTGTCTAAAGAAGTTGATATTAATGACGTAGTTGGAACTAAAATAAGCCTGAATGATGATATTGACTGGAACCCCGAAGCAGCAGGGGTCAAAGAACTTTTAAAGGGATTAAAGGGAGCTTTTGATAAAGATATTGCGGTTTACGGAACAAAAAGTGCAGAGCATGGGAAATGGTTTGGGTTCTTCAAGAAAGCCGACAGTTTTTATGGCAAATATTTAGGGGATGAAACAGGTCTTGCGAACTCTACCCTTAAAGGAATTTTAAATCAGGAAGACCCAGAAAAGATATTAAGCAAACTCAATAATGTTTCTGACTTTGTGGCTCTTGAAGGATTTTTAGGCAAGACAAAGGAGGGTCAAAAGTTTTTTGAATCTATCAAAAGAGAAAAGCTTGACTCTATTTTTGCAAAAGGAATGGAATCTGTACTTGAAAGCAAGGATGGTCGTATTTCTTGGCATGCACTTCATAAAAATTTAGCAGACCCATCCAAGGCAGTTTTAATTAAGCATTTGGCAGGAGAGCAGACTTATAAACAACTTCAGTCTTTTGCTAAATATGCTGAAGGAATGACGGCACGCTTTAAACGCAACCCTAACGCTTCAGGCTCTGCTCAGGAAGGCATGGTATTAGCTGTCATTGGCGGAGCTATTGGAGGAGGAGGAGGTATTATTTCAGCAGCAAAAGGCTTAGGAAAGGCTGCCTTGGCAGGGTCAATTCTTTCTTGGGCAGTAACCAATCGTAAGCTGATGAACATTGCCCTAAACGCTGCTAAAGCCTCTGCTGAAGGCAGAGGAAAAGATGCTCTTAAATGGGGGGCAATGCTGGATAAATCGTTTGCAGAAGAGTTTGGAGAATCCGCATTAAAACAACTCGCACAGCAAGCAGGTAGAATTTCAGATGAAGATAAGTAAAAGAAAGGTTTTGAAGATAAGTAAAAGAAAGGTTTTCTATATCTATCTTACCTCTAAATCCTGTTTTTTTTTATCGAAAAAAAAGATGATGTCTTGATTTTAATTCAAAGCGTTGTGTCATCAAATTACATGAAAGCAACTAAAACTGCTTCCCATATTATAAGCTCCTTTGCCGAACACCTCCTGAATTTGGACATGCTTACAAAAGTTAACGAACTTATGATTTAATTTAATTTCTTAGCCATGTTAAATGCGCTAGTAATTCTTCTTTTTGCTTCCTTGACATTTGAGGAATGAGTTTTTTCCTTTCTTCGGAAGATAAAGAGGTTAATTCACTCAGGGTGAGCTTATTGACGGGGTCGTCCCCTTCTTCGTTTGCTTTCTTTCTTATTTCATAAAGATTTTCCCTATATTTAATAAGGTCTTTTGTAGACATTTTCTGCATTTGCTCTTTAGTAAGCGGTATATATTTTGCCTGCACTTGCACTACTAAAGACATTGCTATTAAAGCGTATATAAGTTTTTTCATAGTTAACTTCCTTTCTTGTTTTTTATCTTGTCTCTATGTTTACCAATTATATGACCAATCTCCTATTTTGTATCCATTCGAAAACTCAATGCGTTTTGCGTATGCTTTATAAGACAATGTTTTTGGGTCTATCGTTTCATTTTCTTGAAACTCTGGCAGCCTAAAACAACTAATATGTGATTTTTTTGGCTCAATTATTTTGTGAGATTCGTACTTTTCATTATCTCTTACATTGACACTTCTATAGCCTTCTTTTTTATAATAAGACCCAGTCTTAATAACATTATTGCTATATCCTTGCTTATAAGCAGAAAACTTAACCCCAACAAAATTAATAGTTCTGTCTGTTAAATTCTCATAAACGACCAACAAAGGAAATTCTTTTGGGCAGGTTTCCCTTCCAACGCTATAAGTAACAAATATTTTTACGTTAGCTAAAAGATCATTTTCAACTATATATCTTCTAGTATTTTCTTGAGTTTGCTTAATCTGTGTTAGCTCTCTTTCCTTTCTATTTTTTGTGTCTTGTATTTCAGTGGATACGTAAATAAGAAATCCTAAAGCTACTATACAGCCTATTCCAATAATAATTTGTTTTGGGTACTCGATAAAAAGCCATATTCCGCCAAGAATTAAAACAACTGTCCAAAAAGTCATTTCACACCCCTATTCCTATAATGTTTCGCCCAGCTTATGTTATTGCCGGTCTGGTTTTGTTTTGGTATATTCCCTTTATTCATTTTCAACTCCGTGAGGTTTATATGTCCTTTGATCCTGAAATCGCTCTTAAAGCTCTTGAGTTTGCCATTCAAGAAAATCTCCCAATTTATCAAAAAATTGAAACCGCTCAACAATATTACTACTTTTTGACTGGCAGTTTTCCTCGTCATCCTTCAGAAATTACCAAATTAGATCAGGAAGTTTAATATCTTTTTCTTTTGTCTCTCCTTTAACGATAGACAAGATAAGAGCAAAAAGTTTTAATTTCTGCTCGCGAATTTCTTTTGTGTTTGCCTTTCGTGAAATCATTCCTTGTTGCATTGGATGATATACTTCTTGTCCCAATGCGTTTTCTATTTCATTAAAAAGTTTAAAAGCTACTTCTTCTTGTGAATTAATTTCGAATTTATTTTCAGACATTATTTTCTCCTATTATTAGGAGCACCTTGACATTTTGGAGATATTTTGGGATATTTCTTTCAGTGTCTTCATAGGTGCTATCTATGTTGATATAGCAGGGTAGGTGTTCAAAGCGCCTACCAACTGCGACCATTCTAGCAATTAGAATGATTATGTCAAGCCCTCACCCTATTTCTTCTTGCTTCCCAAATTGAGACCTTTCAGGAAGGCTCGGTTGAGATTAAGTATTTTCTTTTCGCTCTCTTTCTTTAAGGCATCTTCCTTCTTCTTCATTTCTTCCTGATTATCGTTAACAGGCTTTATCGGCTCAAACGCCGTTGATTTATCGGCGCGCCGCTTGAAATTCCCGATATAGCGGTCAATGGTCTCCTGTTCTTGCGTAATTTCCAGCAGATTCTCGGCATTTGATTTTTCTGCGGCGTCAGTCCAGTTGTAACTTCCTGTCAGCACGACCAACCCGTCAAGAATCATGACCTTGCTATGGGCGATTTTGACTTTGTCGTCTATCTGCACAGGGATACCGCACCTTGTGAGATAGGAAAGCACGCCATAGGTATCGTTCTTCTGGGATGAATCCACTACCACGCGCACCTCGACACCACGCTTATGCGCTTTCACAAGAGCAATGGCGACAGGTTTTGAGGTGAAGTAGTAGGCTTGCACCCAGATATACTTTTGGGCATTCCTGATACTCTCTAACACCATGGGGAGGCATTGTTCCTGAGGAGTAAAACAAACTTGCGTTTTGGAAAAAGATGGAGAAATGAGCAAGCTCATAATAATCATCCATAAGTTAATTCGTTTCATTTTATTCTCTTTCGTTGATTTTATTGAACGTACGCCCTAATATACCTTTGTTTAAATTAAAGGAGAAATTTTAAAATGATATTACCAAATCGGAACGGTCTCAAAAGTGTTTCAGACTTTGCCATTGATGCTCAGTTCATTCAGGCACACGCCTCAAAAATTTTCCAATACAGTGGAGAAGAAACTGAAGAATATCGCGCTTTAGTCGCAGAACTTCAGAAGGTTGTTTCTGAAGCAATGAATTCTCTTCAGTCCATCCAAAGTCTTGTTTCAGTGATTCATTAAGCATTATGACTGCCTATCCTTTTGTTAATTTCAAGCAGCATCCCACAAAAGAGATTAGCTCAACGCCATCTCTCATTTTTGGGTCACAGTTTGGATGTATCATTGATGGACTGATCATATCGAATCAAACAGATTCTACAATCCTCTTCTCGCTTTATTTGTTGCGAGAGGAGGGAGAACCAACACCTGTGCCTGTAGAGTATCCTGTTGTATCCAATAGAACTCTAGCGGCCAAAGATAGTATTGATATTTTCAAGGAATGTTCTTTTACAATGGAGCCAGAAGATACGCTTTACGCTTATTCGGATTATGTTGATAATCTTTTCAACACATTTGTCTCTTATCGGGAATTGAATGAATTAACGCCGACACCTCAATCAAAATCTAAATCATGAAACGCATCATTTTGTTGACCACAATAGTCGTCTCGTTATATATGCGAAGAATTCTATAACGAATATCACAACGATACAACACCCCTACGCCACTGGACACCATCAACCAGAAAGGAATTAATGATGAAGATTTTCAGTTTATGTTTTTGCTTGTTTCTCGCTGCCTGCCAAATCCCTCTGACCTTCTGGGAAGAAGAAGCTTTAGAGGTTGCAGATGAGGCGCTGAAGGAAGAGGAAGAGCTTGAGAGCCAAGAACATGCCATTGCTAAAAAGCGTCTTGAGCATCTTGAAAAAGACCATGAATACCATCATGGATGGAAATAATGGTTTTTATTGAACCGCAGTATCATTCATAGTAAAGTCCAAATAGGCTGGAACCTATCGTTAATATGACGAAATGATAGGTCTCCAGCCATTGTTTTTCTGTTTTCGATAGGTTCCTCCGCTTATTTTATATATGCTCAGGAATTTACCGATGCCTTCGACCTCTGCTCAAATTCAGATTTCAACTTCTATACGATTGGCTCAGAGTGATATTCTGACCCTCAATTCCGTGCCAATTATCATTGCTCCTGCCTCCACAGGATTTATCAATGTCTTTGAAAAGGCGACAGCAACGTATATTTACAAAAATGCACCGTTTACGAACGTAAGTAATCTCATAGGATTTTATCTTATTCCGACTCAGCCTGATACAACAGGCGGCACTATTCCTTCTCCCTTCCTCGTCTCAAACAGTTTTGGTGGTCAGAGTGTTATCGGTGCTGCTCAAGGAACATCTTCCTCGTTTGTGGCGGCTAATCCGTATCCTGGACAAATGAGCAAACTCTCTCTGAGCAATGCCGCTCTTGTCTTCATGATTGGTCAAGGCATATCAGGGGCTGATCCTTTGGGGGGTGATTCTGGAAGTATGCTGACTCTTTCAGTTGTCTATAGTGTTCTGGCGCAGTAGCGATGGGTTCATCTAAAACCATTCGCATTCTTTCTCTCGACGGAGGTGGTATTCGTGGATACATCTCGGCGACCTTCTTACAGCAGTTCGTCCAGCTTTGGGGCATTAATCCCGCAGAGATTTGGAAGTACTTTGATGTGATCACCGGCACCAGCATCGGGGGAATTCAGGCATTGGCGTATGCCTACGGACTCACGCCTGCCCAGATGCAGCAGCTTTTCATCGACAATGGTGCCAGTATTTTTGATTGCGCTTTGGGTGGTCGTGCAGGCTGGGTGACAAAGGGCATTGTGATGACCGCAGGATGGCCTCTGTCTACTTTCTATCCCAATACAGGACTGATCAGCACGATTAACAGTGTTCTCCCCACTCAAACGCTTCAGGACATGAAAACAAACGTCATGATTACATCCTATAATCAGGATGCGGACGTTCCTGTCTTCTTTTCCAATGTCACCATGCCTGGATTTATTGGTCAAAATGAGTTGGCTGCGAATATAGCTCTGGCAACCGCATCAGCCCCACTTTATTTTCCCACGGCTGTTTTTGCTCCTCCGAGCGTTTATGCGGGGATTAACTTTATAGATGGCGGCGTACAGCAAAATAATCCCGCAGAAATTGCTCTTACTTTGGGTCAAATGCTCAACCCCACAGCCAATCGCTTTTGTGTCTTGTCAGTGGGAACAGGGTTGGGAGAGATTGGAACACCTGAGACGATCACACAAGCTCAGAAACATGCAGAACTTGAAAAGCTGAAAATTGTCTATCCCGAACACGCCCGTCACATTGAGCATATGAAAGGACAGCCGAATATCCTTGATAATATGCAGCTTCTTTTGAAGCTTATTGATGTGGGCATTACAGGCTGCCAGGAAGCAGTTAATTCCAATCTTAAACTTCAGAGCCTCTATACCTTACAAAATGTTTATTATTATCGCTTTAATTATAGCTTGGATTCTACGCGAGATATCGAGCTGGATAACTTTGACCCCTCTTTTTTTAGCTACATGCAGCAATCCGCTTCAGAGCAATTTGAAGCCGATATGTCGAATATCACTAACTTTTTAGGACATCTGACCGCATGAAGAAGATGCCTGGCTATACTGATCTCTGGCTTTCTCCCGTTACAGGGTTGAGACATGCTGACGTAGAGCTTTTATTTCCTGATCTTCAGCAATGGTATTGCCGGGAAGGCAACAAACAGGGGCGCCCTCAAGAGTCTCCTGTGCTGATTGATATCAAGCTGGATTTGATGCGGTTACGGCGCAGAGCTTTGACGCTTCCTTATGGACAGCTTTTCATCGGTAATTTTGAGAATATTGCGACCCCGACGCAGCAGATTAACGTGAACAATTTGCCAATCTTGGGGGCTGCCATTTTCCCTGACCCAACGGGATTATTGCCCAACATTCCTATTCCTAATCCTGACTGGAACCCTCTCTCTCCCTTAGACTGGGTGATGAGTGGGCCTATCCTTGGACAAATATTCATTGGAAGCTCTTCTGCGCCTTATACAGCCTGGCAAACAAGTATTTCAAGCTCCTACGCTCTGGCACAAGCCAAAATCGCTCAACTGCTGAAGCGGTTTGATGTCAGCGGCTTTATTGTGCAAACGCGGACAGTGAATTACGGCTGGCCAAACCCTGCGATGGCTCTCATTCCTGCTCCCTTAAAGGCTCTTTATGGGCTTCAGGATTCTTACAGCTTTACGGATGCACAAGCTTTAGATGAACTTGGCGGAGATGGTCTTGTATGGGTGAATGAGGAAGGCGTTTTAAGCGTTGCTTTTTTAACCTATAAAAAAATATGGCGAGGCGATGAGAATAATAGGCCTGTCGAGTCCGATGACCTCAGCAACTTGGAAGAAACTGTTGAAGAAATAGAAGGCGATGTCACGGAACTTGAAGAACAGATTACCGAGATACAGGATGAGATTTCTATTCTTGAGGAGGAAATCGCCGAGCTTCAAAATTGGCAGGCCGCCGCTGAGGCGCAACTGGAAGAAATATTAACAGAAATTGCCGAGCTTCAAGCTGACCTTGCAGCCCTGGAATCTGAACTAGCTTTGCTTCAAGCTGCTGTTGAGAGCCTTCAGGATTGGCAAGTTGCCGTTGAAGCTCAGCTTGAGGAAATCCTGGCAGAACTTGGGGTATTGCAAACAGAGATTTCCGCCCTTGAGGGGGATATCGCAGCCATTCAAACTGAGATCGCTGTGCTTGAAGGAGAGGTTGCCACTCTTGCTGCGGATATTGCGGCAATTGATGCTGGTTTGGCTGCTCTTGGCGGTATTTCTGCGGCTCAGGGATTTTTTAGTTTCTTGAGTGGTTTGTTTGGGAGTGGCGGTGGGGGTGGAGTGCCGCCTACTTATGCAGCGAATATCACTTTGACGGGTGAATCAGTTGGGAGTGGAACGCTGAATGCCCCTATAGACACAACAGTTAACTGGACTTTTATGTGGAATTTTTTTAACGGAGATTATGATTTAGAATGGGTATAACATCATCCTTAACAGTTTCAAGTTTAAAACCTGATTTGCAAATTCTGGGAGCTTATCAGAATTTTATTTTTGGACAAAGTTTTTCAACTCAGCGTCTAAGCAATAGCTTTACGCCCACGTCTACTGTTTCTTCCCAGACGCTTCTTGAGTTTCAAAACTACCTTTTAAACGGTTTCAGATTTTGTCATACAACGAATAGCTCTGATACTACTGGCTCTCTATCTTTTCTGAGCTTTCTGGGGGCAAGCCCAACAGGAACAACCCTTTTTAATATTACGTCCACACAGGTCACATTTAATATACCTGTTTCTGGTGTTAATCCAACTTCTGCTCAACAGTTCGCGACAAAGTCTTATGTAGACAGTCAGGGTGGATCCTCAGCTTTAACATTGACAGGAGCGGTTACAGGCTCAGGTTCTTTATCTTCCCCTATCGTTACCACGTTGACACAAACTCTTGATGAAATTTTACCGCCTCAATCCAATGTGAGCATGAATTGGAACAAAGTTACGAATCTAGCCGATCCTGTTTCTTCAACCGATGCAGCGACAAAGAACTACGTGGATGCACTTAGTGCAGGATTTGATTTCAAAAGCCCTTGTAAAGCAGCGACAACCACGAATTTGACAGCAACTTACGCCAATGGTTCTTCAGGAGTGGGAGCAACACTCACTAATTCAGGAACCTTTGCGACTCTTTCCATCGATGGCTATACCCCTTCCTTGGGTGATCGCATTCTTGTCAAAAATCAAACACTGCGTGCTCAAAATGGAATTTACGCGGTTACAAATGTTGGATCGTCAAGCGTTGCATGGATTTTAACCCGTACCGGTGATTATGATATGGCTGACCAAATGACGCCAGGAAATTACATTGTCATTGAAAGCGGTACGGCAAATAATGGAAGCTCATGGTTGCAAACGTCTATTGTTGCCACAGTGGGAAGCGACCCTGTCACTTTTATGCAGTTTGGTTATGGGGCTTCTTCTTTTCTTGAGGTTTCGAATAACTTGTCGGATGTCAATAATGTGACTCTTGCGCGCTCTAATCTCAGCGTCCCCAGTATTGCCTATGTGGACGCTCATACATGGACGTCTTCAGCCATTACGGACTTTTCAACCGCTGTATTAGCAAAGCCGCTTAATCTGTTTGCGACTCCCACATCAAGTTTCTCGATGGGTGGGTATAACTTGATCAATTTAGCCAATCCGCTCAATCCTCAAGACGCAGCGACTAAAGCTTATGTGGATTCTCATGGAGGCGGTTCCGTTACTTCTGTCGGACTCACAGGGGGAACGGCACTAACGATTTCAGGATCGCCTGTCACCTCAAGCGGTATAATGAATATCACGCTTGGAACGGAGCTTCAGGGATTGTCTCTTTTGTCTTCAAATGGACTGCTCGTAAGAACGGGTTCGGGAGCTTACAGCACCAATCCTTACCCTGGAACGACCACGACCTTTTTAAGGGGGGACGGCACCTGGGTTTCTCCTTCTTCATCGGGGGGAACGGTGACCTCTGTAGGTTTAACGGGCAGCCCGGGGCTAACGATTACAGGGTCACCTGTCACGACAAGCGGGGTCATTACAGCGACATTAGGTTTAGAACTTCAGGGGCTGTCTTCATTGGCTTCTAATGGATTGCTGGTAAGGACAGGAACAGGTGCCTATAGCATTACCTC